CAATATTACTAAGAATTTAAGTTTAGCATGTAAAGTTTACGACCCTGTAGGTTTTTCTGCAATTGTTACAACACCAACAGGCGGTAATTTTTTAAATATGCTTGTTGATGCACGTTGGTACAATTCTGATTATGGTGGGTATAGTTTATTGATGCGATACATAAACACACTTGAAATTAGTTCAGCATCACAAATAGCTGCTGGCATAGGACTATTAACTGAAGTTAAAGCAACAGCCGCGCAACCTAATCAGTCAACAACACCAAATTCTATTTTTACTGTTACTAATAATCAGTTATCAGTAGGTGAAGATAATTCAGTTAGAATATTATTAAGAGGTGAAGCATATAATGGTTCTATTGCAAATCCAGCAATAACAGATATTCGCGTATTGCTTTTTAGAATTGACGCATCAACAAATTCAACAGATTTTGTAACTGATTTAAGTTTATCTGATGCTTTAATACCACAAGGAACACCTGGTAGCGGTCAATTAAACGGTGCTATTTATTCGCCTTCAGATTGGTTTGAAGATGTACCAAATCCTGATGATATAGAAGTTCAATTCACTATTAACGGTTCAATGCTTACTTTAAATGGTCAGTATTACATAGTAGTAAATATTCACGATGCTATAAATCCTCAATATGTAACTTCGCATCTTTCGCCGCTTTTAGTTGCAAATTATACAGCACCAGCATTACCAACATTAACAGGTTATCTTAGTACATATAATACAGAATATAGCGGTAATGAACTTACAATTGCACCACATCAAAGAATAAAGGCGCGTTTAGAAATTGATAAACTAAGCTATGTATCAGCACTAAATGCTATTGGTTTAGTAGGTACTTTTGATGCAAGTTTAGCAGGCATAATTTGCAAACTTACAAATGTTTCAGGCGTTGTAAACCAAGTACAAGGTTATTTGCCTAATGGAATAGTCACTAATGATATGACAGTTATTACTGATACTGTAAATGATTTAGTTTTAGATTGCATTTTTAGAATAGCTGAAGAATATGCAGGCACTACAACTGAAATAACTTGGACTATAAGTTTAAATCAGCCAACATCAATAAATGGAATTACACAGCTTACACAAATAGATTTTGTTCAAAAATTAGATGTTGATGTTTTTGAAAATGACAGCATGACACCTAATTTGTTAAATGTTAGATTTTACGAATTGGACGAATATCTTTTAGGTAACAAAATTGAAATCGTAAATTTGTGCGATGTAAATCAGATAATAGCAGAAGTTGAAAAAGACCCAACATTTACAGGTTCAATTAACTTAGTAGCTACAATTTATCCTGCAAGTGAAACAGGCGATACAAATATAGTTGCTATTGAAGAAGAACAAGATTGGTCACCTGTTGTTATTCAGATGCAACAACTTGTTAGCGGTAAACTTGATAATGTTGAAACATCATTTGGTGGTGATGATTATGCGACATTTAGAATAAATACACAACAGCTTACGCAAGGTCAAAGATATTGGGTTACTGCAATAGCATTTCAGCAAGTTCCTGACTATTGTCCTATTGGTTTAGTATCGCTAACATCAACATCTACTTACCGCGTTATTGGCGTGTTACCTCTTTGGACTATTACAGGAGATCCAACTGCTGTAATTGCTGAAATTATGGCACATCCTGATTATGTTGGTGGTACTTTAAACGTTGTTCAAAATAACTTTACTGATATTGCAGGCAATCAAGTTGGAACTACTACATACGCTGGTAATGTTGTAACAGCTATTAAAATAATTGAATCTATTGGAACGGCTTATTATACTTTGATTATTGATGCGCAATTTGACCCGGGTACAGGGCCTCACACAATTAGACATTCTTTAATTATGCCTGTGCCAATACCAGCACCAGCATTGCCACCGCTTACAAGTTTTGATAATGCTTACATTTGTACTGACTTAGGATAACAAAAAAATAAAAAAATTATAAAATATTTATAATTAAATAAAGGTATTTTTGTAAATATTTATGCTTATACAATATCCAATAACTTACACACCTGAAATTAGTAGGACTTACTCATTTAGGCAAGCTGTACCAATTCGTTACGGCTGTCCTATATTGCCGCCTAACTTTATGACATCCGAAACAGATGCATGGAATTGTAATCTTTGCGGTTCAGATAACATGTTTTATATTCCGTATGTTGCAGGTGATGTTATACCATTCCAAACACAATTTGCAGATAATTACAATCAGCCTAATAGCGTTTTAAGTTATGGATTTGCAACAAGCTATGCAACCGATGGCTATATAAAAGTTTTTTTGTATGATTGTTGCGGCAATGTAATTTCAAAATTTATAGACCAATTTTCAGATTCTTTTCACGTAGCATTTAGCACAGGAACAGGTAGTATTCAAACATGGTTTATAAATACAGGATTATTTCCTACAGGATTAGATTGTTTTAGACTTGAAATTCAATATTATAAATACAATCAAATAACAGAAGAACCTGAATTAGATTTTTCAATTTGGACTGAATATTATAAAGAAATTCAAGGATGTGGTAGTTTAAATGATACTTCATTGATTCAATCAACCTATGCTGATTATGATTGCAATGGCAATTATTACAATGTAATTACAAATTATTTAGGAACTGATAACACGCCATTTTATAATTCACTTAGAATTTTTGGAACAGTTGAATTTTTTGGCGATACTGAATCAGTAACTGAAAATGATAGAAACGTTGTAATAAGTAAAGATATAACAGAAAATTACGGCATTATTTCGGGCGCTGTGCCGCCGTTTTACATTAAGTTACTTCAACAAGCTGTGAGAGGCAATAACGTAACTGTAAACGGTATGCAATATCAAAACTTTAGATATGATTCTAAGCCTGATGATAACCGAATGTTTTTGTTAGATTTGTCTTTTGACAAAAGATGTCGAATAGATAATAAACAATGTAGGTGAGGTCGTAATTCATTTACAATTAAAAATTAAAAAAATGACAAATAATTTTCAATTCATCCCAGGTTTTTTAGGCGCTTTCGGTGTTTGCCCTCCATGCATTGAGGACGACAACGTGCCTAACTACCTTTGCGACCCTTGCGATTCTACTGTATATTCAGGTGGTATTGCAGGTTGGTTTGCTAAAAAATGTTCTTATGAATTTTCTGATATTACCGATTCGAGCGAGTGGGAAACTGCTATTGCGAATAAAAACGTTTTTGGACGCGTTAATGGTAGCCGCATTAGTGGTGGTTTACCTGCGCCTGACTTTACAACTAAAAAACGCGGCTCATGCGGTCAAGAAGAAATCGTAAAACAGTCACGTGTTGTATCTCTTACAGATGCTGAAAACGATGCTGATTTTACTATTGATTCGCTTTATAATTTTATGGCAATTCCTGCTAATGCCGCTGGTTATGAATTTGGTTTTATCACTTGCGATGGTCGCTTTTTAGGTTGGTTTTCAAACGTTGCTGTTCGCGCGTTTTACCAAATTGCCGAAACAGATGAAGATGATGCCTATTGGACTGTTGAATTTAGATACAATGAACAATTAGGTACATTTAGTCAGCAACAACTTTCATTCTTAATGACACAGTCTTATAATGTTTGTTGGGTTACTTCAATTGTTGTTATTGGTGGTAGTGTTGCTGATGGTGGTACTTTGCAAATGGTTGCTAATGTTTCGCCTGTAAACGCTACAGATGCAAGTGTTACATGGTCAGTAGTAAACGGCACAGGTTCAGCTACAATTAGCGTAGGTGGTTTGCTTACTGCTACAAGCCCTGGTAGTGTTTTAGTTGTTGCAACAGCTAACGATGCTTCAGGTATAGTTGGAACTGTAACTGTTACAATCACACCTTAAAAATAGTTTAGGGCAGTCTGAAATATGGCTGCCCTATTTTAAAAAATCAATAGAATGAATTTAGAACAATTTAACGAATTTCTTAATTCTGTAAATGCTACAATATTAAATCCGCCTGTTCATCCGTTTAAATCGGATTGGAAGCGTATTTATGAAAGCATTAAACCTCACTTCTATGGTGAAGTGCCGCCTGCATTAGATACGGCTTTTCCTAATGAAGATGAACAGATTTTACAGTATAGAAAAAATACCTATCAGCCAAAAACAGAATCGCCATTAGTTAAGGCTATTACTGAATTGCATAGGTTGTTAAGTTCTGCAAAGCATTCTGTTAGATTTGAAAATATGGACATGCAACAGTTCGCCGAAAACCAAAAGTTTGGCGAAAATACATTGCAGTCTTTTATATTTTCTGTTTTTATTCCTAATCGCGTACTTGATCCGAACGCGGTTTTACTTATCGAACCAAAAGGCGATGGATTAGAAAATGATGCGGTTCGTGTTAATGTAGATATGAAAGTTATCCAATCTGACAGGATTATTTTTAACGACCCTGAATACAGATTGTTAATATATAAAGGCATAAGCAAAAACAAATATGCCAATTTAGGTATTGAAAATCCGCTTTACTATCATATTGTTACCGATATGTTTTATGCACAGGCGCGAAGCTATGGTGATAAAACAATGTTTGAAGTTATTTATGAACATAACAGCGGCATAATGCCATGGGTTACTTTAGGCGGTCGAGTTGTTCCAAAATATGATATTTATGGCAATACGTTTAAAATTTATAAGTCTGATTTTAGCCCTGCGATACCTTATCTTAATGATGCTGCTATTTTTGATAATCAGCACAAATCGGTTATGCTTGCGACATGTTTTCCTATTAAATTTGTTGAAGGCGTTGACTGTAATAGTTGTAATGGTGTTGGGCGTGTTGTTGACCCTACAAACTACGATAATAGTATAACATGTAGAACGTGCCATGGTCACGGTAAAACACTTAGCGTAACACCGCTGGCAGCATATAATCTTAATCCAACAACATCTAAGTTTGGCGATTCTGATAAACAGCAAGTAGAACCGATAAGATATTATAGTCCTGACATATCAACTATTCAAGAAACAAACAAAATAGCTGAATCTTCATTAGCAAAAGCCGAACAAGTATTGAACATTAACCGCAGTTTAAAAGCTGCACAGTCAGGCATTGCAAAAGAATTAGACCGTGAACCTGAATATATTGAAGTAGGTAAAATAAGTGACGATGTTTATGCACGTTATAAAGATGTTTTGCGTATTATTCAGGCTATTGTTTTTATGGATACTGAAAGCAATATTTTTGTAAATCCGCCTATTAGTTTTGACCTTAAAACAGAAACGGAACTAATGGCTGAATTTGCACTATCTCAAAAAGGTTTGCCAACTGCTATTAGATATGAATCTTATATTAGTTATATTGACCGCCGTTATAATGCGGATGCTGTAGCGCGTCAAATAGCTACGATTTGCGCAATGTATAACAGTTCATATTTGTACACAGTTGAAGAACGAGTTAATTTGTTAGCATCAGGACAAATAACAGAAAAAGATGCTGTAAGCGCACAGTTTGTTTTTGATGCCATAACTGAATTGTATTACGATGAAGGTTTTGATATTATGAATAATGATTACACAGCTATTAAAAACGCTATTGATGAAAAGTTAGCACCGCGTTTTGATGCTGTTGCAAGTAATGTAATACCTGAAGTTAATATGGATGAATTTAATAATTCGGATAACTCAGATAACGACGATAACGACGAAGATAATAACTAATGGACTTCAACAAACCCGAAAGAATTAACGACAAAGCACTTGAAATTTTACAAAAGCGGTTTGACAAAGTAGAACCTAAATTTGTAAAACAGGTTGTTGATTGGGTTGAAAAGTTCAGAACGACATCGGGCAATTTAGTAAGGTCAAAAGAAAATTTAGCACGTTTAGGTTCTTTTAAAACTGCTGTTAATAGGTTTTTAGAAAAGGCTGGTTATAATGTAATGGTTGCAGGTTTTTTAGAAAACTTTGACGAAATAGGTGCTAATACTCAGCTTGTTCAACAAGAATTAAACGGCATTGCAATCACAAAAAGTTTTTTGAATCCATTTAAACGCTATGCTGTTAATAATGTTATTGCTGCAATGGAAGGGCAAGGATTAAATAATGATTTAATAAATCCTTTAAAGAATGAACTACTAATAGCAGTTAACCAAGGCAGCAGCATTAAAGATGTTGTCGAATCAGTAGCTGGTCAATTGATAACAACAGAAGCAAGGCAAGGCGTATTAAAACGTATTACTTTACAGGCATCACGTGACGCGTTATTACAATATGATGGCATAGTTAATGAAGCGGTTCGAAAGTCTTATAAAATGGATGCTGTTTTATATGTAGGTTCTATTGTTAAGGATAGCCGCGCGCAATGTGAAAGGTGGGTAAATGAAACAAAAAACGGAAAAGTAGGTTTAATATTATTTGAGGATTTACAAAGCGAAATAAATTGGGCAGAGGATAACGGCACAGGCATGATACCAAATACAACGCCTGAAAACTTTTGTCAAAATCGAGGCGGTTTTAATTGTAGGCATATCGCTTACCCGGTACGGTCACAAAACTATCAGAAAAAATAAAACACTATGTTACTTATTAAAGCAAAACACAAAACAACACTAACTGAATATCAGTTCACACCAGCGCAATGGTACGATGCACAACAAACAGGAAACTATAATTATTTAGGTACTATTCATGTTGCTGAACCTGCACAACCTTTGCAGCAAAAAACAGTAACTGCAAAACGCGGTTGCGGTTGCGCTAACAAAAACAAAAAATAAAACTATGCCAAGATTTGCGCAATTCATTATAATGCTTGAAGGCGAAGCTGAACAAAAAAGCATTAAAGAATTACAGAATGATTTTGATGAAGCTGTAAAAAATGAAGATTATATTGAAGCATCAAAGCTAAAAGATATAATTTCAAAGCGTATAATTGAAGGCGTTGATGAAACAGAATATTTTTCTGAACATGAAGAAATTTGCATTATTGACCTTGATGAAGTTGCGGCATTTTATCAGTCATTTTATATAGACACAAATGAACCGTTTACTAAGGTTATTCTTAAAGGCGGTTATGAAATACCTATACAAATAAAAATTGAAGACTTTAAAAAAGTATTATTTTCTAATTAAATTTTAACACATGGAATTTTTAAAAACAGTAGTAGAAAAGCTTGGTTTTGATAATGAAACAC